GTTGGCGATACAGCCTCTGGACGATCTAATGTTGAACTTGATGTAGGAACTGGCGGAACTGCCACTACACTGCCTCTAAAAGCACTAGATATTTCACAGGACCCTGATAACTCGGACGTAGCGTCCGCCAACACCAACGTCTATTGCACGATTTGTAATCATGTTAATGGAGTTAAAGGTGCTGGTTTAGCATAAGGTAAATAACAATGGCAATATCAAGAGCTCAACTCGCTAAAGAGTTAGAACCCGGATTAAACAGCCTCTTTGGCTTATCTTATGATGAGTACAACAGAGAATACGAAGACATCTTCTCAATAGAAGACAGCAATCGTGCCTTTGAGGAAGAGGTTTTAATATCTGGATTTGGTTCAGCACCAACAAAGACTGAAGGTCAAGGCGTTAGTTTTGATAATGCGTCTGAAAGTTACAGTGCACGTTATACCCACGATACAGTGGCATTAGCGTTTGCTCTAACAGAAGAAGCAATCGAAGATAACCTTTATGATTCTTTAGGTAAAAGATATACAAAAGCACTTGCGAAATCTATGGCTAACACCAAAGAAGTCAAAGGAGCTGATGTATTAAACAACGCTTTCTCATCCAGTTTTACTGGCGGAGATGGTAAATCTCTTATAGCTACAGATCACCCACTTTCCGGTGGTGGTTCTGCTGCTAACAGAGCTACATCAATGGCTGATTTAAACGAAACTTCACTAGAAGATGCGTTGATCGACATAGGCGGTTTCACGGATGACAGAGGATTAACAATTTCTGTACAAGCGTCAAAAATGATAGTTCCTAGCGAACTTGTTTTTGTAGCTGACAGAATTTTAAATTCTCAGTTGAGAGTTGGAACTTCAGACAATGACCTGAACGCCATTAAGAACACTGGTGTTCTTTCTGGTGGTTACTCAGTAAATCATTATCTGACAGACCCAGATGCTTTCTTCATCTTAACTTCTGTAACTGACCAAGGCGATGGCCTTAAAATGTTCCAGAGATCAGGCATGGAAACTTCCATGGAACCTGAATTCTCAACTGGAAACATCAGATACAAAGCGCGTGAAAGATATTCATTTGGTTTCTCCGATTGGAGAGGAATCTATGGATCGCAAGGTGCATAACTAGAACGATTAGAAATACCGTTTATAACTCAAGTATTTCAAGAAAAGGCCCTTCGGGGCCTTTTTTTTTGGCTTAAATTTATTAATATTTATATGTATATATACTTGCACATTTGTGTAATTAGTGTATTATGTATATGTGAGATTGATAAACAAAGGAGAAAAAATGAAATATAAAAGCGAAGTAGCAAGATGTGCGGCTGAGATCAGAAAGATTATTAAAGATGCAAAAATCAAGGCCAGCGTCAGATGTAAAAGTTACAGTATGGGTGACAGCGTCACAGTAACAATACAAGAAATAATAAATCCAGAAATATACAATGCTCTTAAAGAAGAGTTAGCCAAATATCAATACGGACACTTCAACGGCATGGAAGATATTTACGAAAACACAAACTGTATAGAAGAAATACCACAAACTAAACATTTATTTGTTGAGTATGATTGGAAATTGACAGATGGATTCATCCAAAGGCTTATAAATGTCTTAGTTACTAAAATTAATCTTGATGCTGATTATGAATACAAAAGATTAGCTGGCGATATACTTTATGGAAGAGATGACTGGATAAAATGGGAAGAAGTAAAACACTTAGCCAACTTGGAGGTGGCGTAAAGAGAAAGATATGAAAAATCTAAAACCAAAAATTGAAAAGGTCTTGGTCAAGACTATAAATGACTATTTTGAAGGCACTTACAAAGCTTATATGGAAAATAATAAAGTTATGGTTGACAGGGTTGACCCTGACTTGGCTAAGTACGGACCAGATGAGTGGTTCTTTGTTCCAGAGTACGACCATGAAGAAGCGTATTGCTTTATGTGTGACGGTGGGCACGGTTGGGATTTAGTAAACCCTTGCGAAGCAGATTATCCGAGTTACGACTTTGAAGAAGAACTTAATAAGAACTTCAAAAAAGCTGGGTTGTTTTCTGAACCTTACGCCAGCTGGAGACATGATGTAACGGAGGAAGCGTAATGAAAAAAATATTTGTAGACATGGACGGTGTTCTTGCTGACTTTGTAAAAGGAGTAGAAGGACCCAAGTATCTAAACGGACCGTTTGTTAATGTGCAAGACTACGATTCCAGAAAAGTAGAATTAAGCAACAAGGGCCTATTCAGAGACTTGCCAAAGCTAGATGGCATGGAACAGTTGGTTGAATACATAGAATTAGAGTCTTTAAGAAAAGATATTTATTGGGAAATACTTACCTGTACCGGGATGCAAAACAGACAGAAAGTGGCTAAGGATAAAATAGCTTGGATTAGAGATTTTGTTAATGAAGACGTGGTTGTGACTTGCACTTTCAAAGGTGTGCAAAAAGCAGCTTTTGCAAAAGAAGGCTACATATTAATAGACGACACAGAGAAAAATATAGTTGCTTGGAATCAAGCTGGAGGAACGGGCATATTGTTTAAAGACACCGCTAGTTGCATCAACGAATTAAAAACGCTTCTATAGTTTGCTTAATTAAGGTCCTAGTAGTATGATTTTACTACTAGGATTTTTTTTAATTTTGTTTTATCAACTGACCTAGCAGACAAGCCGAGATGATAAGACTTATTTCCCAAGGAGGAAATTATGGCGAATTCGACATTTAGTGGACCAGTTAGGTCTGAAGGTGGTTTTGAACAAATCACAGTAGCAGCATCAACAGGTGTTGTAACAACAAACCTTGATATTTCATCAGCAGGTGCAATCACTACTTCAAGTACAATTAATGCAAAACGAGTAGTAGATACTACTTTTAATGCGGCAGGAGCAGCGTCAGCTACTTTAACAGCAGCTCAGTCAGGAACTTTGTTTTTGATTAACGGTGCAGCAGCTAATGTAATTACTTTACCAGCATTGTCTACAGATAACGTAGGAGTTCATTATGACTTTCAACTTACAGTAGCAGTTGGTGGAAGTGTAACAACTACTTTTGTACTTCCGGGTTCTGCTGTATCAGATTTTCAAGCAATGCTTAGTTTAGTTGCTGGAACAGCAGCTAACGCAGTAAGTGACGTAGCGGGAGATACTTTAACTCTACCAAACTCAACGGTTGCAAATGCTAGAGTTTCTATGACTTGTGTTTCAGATGATGGAACAAACTCTAAATGGATGACAACTGCTCTATCAACTCCAATTGCTACAGTAGCATAATAGGAGTAACTTATGGCAACTAGACTAACAGGCTCAGATGTCACAGCAGTCTTTATAACTGCCGATGCTCAAGCTTTAGATGCTGATGGAATATCAGCAGCAGCAGCCGTAGGAAATAACGCAGCACTTACTATAGGTGGTGCGTTAGCTGATGGCGGCTCAGTCACCAATGTTGGCGGAAGGATTGTTACAATCCTTTCTGCTGGCGATGATTCTGCTATCTCATTTACTGTTGTTGGAACAGACGTTAGTGGTGATGCACTGACAGAATCTATAACAGGTGCTAATGCTGGAACAGCTACAGGTTCTTCTTATTTTAGAACCATAACTTCGATAACGGCAGTAGGTGATCCAGCTGGTAATGTTTCTGCTGGTATTAACACAGCAGTTGCAGATGTAATTTTTGCAGGTAGATCAAGATTGCAAGGTGTCAATGTGGTTTGTTCTGGAACAGCTGGTAATATAGATTTTTTAAATACCTCTACATCTGGAAGCAGTACATTTAAACTAGCGTGTGTGGCTTCTGCTACATCAACCAGAGATATAACTATTCCAGACAATGGATTGGTGTTTTCTGATGGAGTGTATATTAATTACACCACAGCAACCTTTACATCCATGACTGCTTTCCATGCTTAAAGGTGGCTAAAGACCCTAGGTTAGCAAGAGCTGGTGTTTCTGGTTTTAATAAAGCCAAGAGAACACCATCTCATGCTACTAAATCTCATGTAGTTGTTGCCAAAGAAGGCAACAAGATAAAAACCATAAGATTTGGCCAACAGGGTGTGACTACCGCTGGTAAACCAAAAAAAGGTGAATCAGCAAAACAAAAAGCAAGAAGAAAATCATTCAAAGCAAGGCACGGCAAAAACATAGCTAAAGGCAAGATGTCTGCGGCTTATTGGGCAAATAAAGTAAAATGGTAGAAAATTATGGCAATAAGTAGAGCACAAGGATCAAAAGGTTTGTATGCAAACATACACGCAAAGAGAAAAAGAATCAAAGCTGGCTCTGGAGAAAAAATGAGAAGCGTGGGTTCTAAGGGTGCACCAACTGCTAAGTCTTTTAAGCAAGCAAAAAAAACTGCTAAAAAGATGAATGTTGGTGGTATGATAAAATCAAACAACATGGGTTTGTTCGGTAGAAAGTAGGAGGGCAATATGCCACAAGGTAAAGGAACGTATGGTTCAAAAAAAGGAAGACCACCAAAAAAAATGATGGGTGGCGGATCGGCTAGTGTAAAAATGCCTAAAATGATGTCTCGCGGAGGCAAAGTGGTACAAGCTGAAAGAAAAGCACTGGGCGGAGCTATGTCGGTTGGTTCTGAGGTTTACAAAAAAAATCAATAACCAAAAATGGCAACATCCAGTAGCAAAAATTTTGAGCCTGATGTAGCTGAATACATTGAAGAGGCTTTTGAAAGGTGTGGCATAGAACTACGCACCGGTTATGATTTGAAAAGTGCTTCCAGAAGCATGAATATTATGTTGGCTGAATGGGCAAACAGAGGTCTTAACCAGTGGACTATTGCGGAAAAAACAGTTGCTATGGTTGCATCCACTTCAACTTATAATATTGACAGCACCAATGCTACTGCCCCTATTGATGTTTTAGATGTTTTTATAAGAGAAACCATTGGGTCAGAAACCACAGATTTGCCCATGAGCAGATTGAGTAGAGCTGAATATTCACATATTACGACTAAAACTAGCACCGGCAAGCCTAATCAATTTTTTGTAAACAAACAACTTACACCCACCATAACCGTATGGCCAGCTCCAGATGTATCTAGCACTTACACTGTTCACATGAATGTATTGACAAGAATGGATGATGCTGATTCTGCAACTAATACCATGGATATGCCGTTTAGGTTTTATCCTTGTTTGGCCGCTGGTTTAGCTTATTACATTTCTATGAAAAGAGCACCGCAACTCACAGGACAGTTAAAAGCAATTTATGAAGAGGAGTTTGACAGAGCTTTATCAACAGACGAAGACAGAACCTCTTTTAATGTGGCTCCTAATCTAAGCGGCTATAACAACGCATAATGGCTTTTGCATCTAACAAAAACGCTTATGGAATTTGTGACATAACAGGTTTCCGCTACAAACATAAAGACATGAAGAAAACATGGGATGGTTTGTTGGTAGGAAAAGATCAATGGGACCCAAAACATCCACAGTTATCTCCTACAGCACCACCTAATGATCCACAAGCAATAAAAAACGCTAGGCCTGATACCAAAGACACTAACAATTTTTTTACTGTCTACACAAACGTAGGTTTAGGAAAACTAGGTACACAACTGACAAGCTATGAAATTGTTTCTGCTGTTGGTTCTGTTACTATAATCACAACATGAGCTTTACATTAGCAACATTAAAAACAGCTGTTCAGGACTATTTACAAGTTTCTGAAACTACTTTTACAACACAACTACCTACCTTTATTAAAGAAGCTGAAAACCGTGTTCTTAATATGGTACAGCTTCCAAACCAAAGAAAAAATGTACAGGCAACTCTTACTACAGACAATAGATTCTTAGCAACGCCTACGGATTTTTATGCACCTTTTAGTCTTGCCGTTATAAAAACCAACTCTTACGATTATTTAGATTTTAAACACGCTTCTTTTATAAAAGAGTATTCTCCAAGCTCAACAACCACTGGACAGCCTAAGTATTATTCTCAATTTGACGATACTTCTTTTGAGCTTGCTCCGATTCCTGATGAAGCATATACTATTGAATTACATTATTTGTATAAACCAGCCTCGTTAACGAGTGGTAGTGACAGCGGTACAACAGTGTTAAGTTCTGATTATCCAGATGCTTTGCTCTATGGTACTTTGGTTGAAGGAGCAATCTTTCTGAAAGAACCCCCCGATGTCATTGGTCAATTTGAGGCTAGATTTAAGGAGGCAGTAGGAAGGATGAAAAATCTATCAGAAGGTCGTGGCACACGAGATGAATATAGATACGATCAGTTTCGCACTGGCGTATCGTAGTGCCCCCCATAAAATCATTAAAGGGCAAGAAAATTGCTCTTATCGGTCTTGGTATATCACAAGTTGACTTTGCTATAGGTTTAGAAAACGGCAGAACTTGGGACGAAGTTTGGACTATTAATTCAGCAGCTGCTGTCTACCAGACAGACCGAATGTTTATGTTAGACCCAGCAAGTCGTTTTTTTGACAGCGATGATGCTGGTAAACAAACCAGTGTTTTAACCAGAATACTGCCAGATGCCAAATACCCTGTTTACACCTGTGAGCTGGATAAAAGAGTGCCATCGGCTGAGGTTTATCCTATCGAAGAGGTTTGTAACGCTACTGGTTGTGCTTATCTTAATAACACAGTGGCTTATGCCATAGCGTTTGCTTTGTGGAATGAAGTGGCTTCTATTGACTTGTATGGCATAGATTTTTCTTACAAAGAAAACATGCACTTTGCAGAAGCAGGTAGGGCTTGTGTGGAGTTTTGGATTTGTAAGTGCATGGATGCGGACATAATGGTAGGCATTAGCTCACGATCCACGGTATTGGATTCAAATGTAGTAGCAACCGATAGGTTGTATGGTTTTCACAGACTGGACAAACCGTTGGTGGCTGTGCCACACGAAGGAAAGTGGATCATAGGACCTTACGAAGACATTGATGAAAAACTAAAAGAACACGGTTTAATATTAGACAGAGACGAGGAGCCACCAGAGCCATACAAAGGATGACCGATAGTTTTATACAGTTAGGGCAAGTAAGTGTACATACCACTGAAAATAAAGGACACGACCCTGAGTTTTGGGCGGAACAAGCCACTAAGAAAATATGTGAAATTTCTATGGATGCACCTGAGCATGTTAAACAACAAGCTATAGCTTTTCAAAACCAAGTTTATACTGTAATCTTACATAGTATTAAGAACGCAATAAATTCTAAAAATGTGACGTATGTGAATTTATTAAGGCAACAAGGGCATGGAGACATGGCTAAGATAATTAAGGAGCTTTAAAAAATGGCAATAACATCAGCAATAGCAACAAGTTTCAAGCAAGAAATACTTGTAGAAGGTCACAATTTAACTAACGGAGCTGACTCGATTAAGTTAGCTTTATACACCTCATCGGCAACGATGGGAGCTGGTACTACTGCGTATTCAACTTCACAAGAAGTCACTGGTACTAACTATACTGCTGCTGGCGCAGCCTTAACAAACGTAACTCCAACAACATCAGGTACCACGGCAATAGTAGATTTTGCTGATTTGACATTTGGAACCGCTACCGTAACGGCTAGAGGTTGTTTGATTTACAACTCAACAAATTCAAACAAGGCTTTAGCAGCTATTGATTTTGGAGGAGACAAAACCAGCACCGCTGGAGACTTTACAGTGGTTTTTCCAGCAGCAAGTGCTACAGCAGCCATCATAAGAATAGCTTAAATTAATTTTCGTAATGGTAGAGTTTAGAGATGCCACTCACAAAATTTAATTTTAAACCGGGCATAAACAAGGAAGAAACTGATTACTCCAATGAAAATGGTTGGGTAGATGGTAATTTAATACGCTTTAGAAAAGGTGGCGTTGAAAAACTTGGTGGTTGGGCAAAGAAAAGTTCTAACATTTTCTATGACACAGCCAGAGCATTGCACAGTTGGATTTCTCTTGGCGGTAACCGCTATTTAGGTTTAGGCACAACTTCTAAATATTACATAGATAATGGCGGTAGTTACAACGATATTACTCCCATTAGAGCAACCACAACCAATGGCATAGTTTTTTCAGCTACTAATGGATCATCGTTAATTACAGCCACAGACTCAGATCATGGAGCAGTCGTGGGCGATTGGGTAACATTAGCCGGTGCTGTGTCACTAGGCGGTTTAGTAACAGCCGCTGTATTAAACCAAGAATATCAAATTAATGGCGTTGCATCCGTAAACACATTTACTTTCACGGCTAAAGATACGGCTGGAGATACGGTTACAGCCAATAGCAGTGACAGTGGCAATGGCGGTTCAGCTGCCGATGCTGTTTATCAAATAAATTCTGGATTGGATGTCTTTGTGCAAGCAGCTGGTTGGGGTTCTGGAACATGGAGTTCTGCTGGATTTGGTTCAACTTCTGCACTTGATGATGTTGGACAATTAAGATTGTGGACACACGACAACTTTGGTGAAAACCTTATTATTAACCCAAGAGCTGGTAGCATTTACAGATGGGTAGAGAATGACGGTTTAGACACAAGAGCTGTAGCTCTGTCTACTACTTCTGGTGCTAACTTAGTACCTACTGTTGGTTTGCAAGTCATAACATCAGAAACTGACAGGCATCTCATAGTTTTAGGAGCCGATCCTATATCTGGTAGTGCTAGGACAGGCACATTAGACCCTATGCTTATAGCCTTTAGTGATTCAGAAAACGAATTAGAGTTTGAACCGTTGTCCACTAATTCAGCTGGTTCTTTAAGGCTGTCGAGCGGTTCTTTAATAGTGGGTGGTCTTAAATCAAGACAAGAAGTGTTGATTTGGACAGACACAAGTTTGTACAGCATGACATTTATAGGACCGCCGTTAATCTTTGCTGTGAATCTAATCAACGAAGGTGCTGGATTGATAGGACCTAAAGCCGTTGTCAATGCACCCAACGGCGTGTACTTTATGTCAAAAAGTGGCTTTTATCTTTACAACGGCTCTGTGCAAAAACTGCCTTGTTCAGTGCAAGATTATGTTTTTTCTGATTTAAACTTGTCACAAGCCTACAAATGTCACCTTGCCCTTAACAGCGAGTTCTCTGAAGTATGGTTCTTCTACCCATCTATAGAAGATGACACCAATGAAATATCACGCTATGTCATATACAACTACGAAGAAAATTCTTGGTCGATAGGCTCTTTGGTAAGACACGCTTGGCTAGACGCTGGTATAGAAAACAAACCAATAGCTTCTGGCATTAGTTCTTCTACCAATTATCTTTACACACACGAAACGGGTTTTAATAATGATGACAGTGCCATGGATGGTGTCTTTATAGAATCAGCAGACATTGATATAGCGGACGGTGAAAACTTTGCTTTTGTCAAAAAAGTCATACCAGACGTTTTATTTGCAACACAAACAGGCACATCACCCACACCCGCCATGAACATAGTTGTTAAAAGCAGAGACTTCAACGGCGATTCTTTGACCACAAACTCAACCACGCAAGTTACCTCCACTTCTACTTTTTCTAGTCTTAGAGCAAGAAGCAGACAGCTGGTGCTTAGATTTGAGTCAGACGATGACAACACAGTTGATAGAAAAGATTACCGTTGGAGACTTGGATCAACACGTTTGGATTTACAGACGTCAGGTAGAAGGTAATGGGTAAATTACTAGAAACCAGATTGCCCATAGCACAAGGCGATATGGTGTCTATAGACACTTTTAATCGTTTGGTTCGCATCATGGAATTAAACTTAGGTAGGTTTGATACCACAGCCACCCCTCAATACACAGATGCAGAGCGTAATGCTGCTCTTTTTTCTGCTGGTGACGTTATCTGGAACACCACAACGGAAGAGTTGCAAGTGTACGATGGAGATGCTTGGGTAAATTTGACAGAAGGTCCTCAATTTGGCTTAGAAGCTAAGGCTTCAGTAGGAACTGTTACAGTAACCCTAGATGGGAATGTAACGGTAAACATAACAGGTCCAACCTATGGTTGGGGTATAGAAAAATGGTACACATGACATTATTAAAGTTGGTGCTACAATAAGCACAGATTCAGTTAAGATATGAAAAGGTAAAATTATGGCAAGATTAGAAGACACATTAAACAAAATATACGGTTTGCCACAACCGGGCGATACGGCAGAAACTGGTGCAGTTATACCCAATGAAGTAAGCAATTTATTGGCAACCAGAGAGATGATGGAGAATCGTGGTCCTGCTAGAAATTTATTGAAAACCAGAGAGATGATGGAGAATCGTGGTCCTGCAATACCTTTACAAGAAGAAATAGGTGCTGTAGAAAGAACAATGACACCAGAAGAAATCAATGTTGCTGTTGACGCTCAAAAAGCCGAAGCAGACAGAAGAAAACAAGAAGGCATGGTAGGACCAACACATTCAGGTGCTGTAGAAAGAACAATGACACCAGAAGAGCTTAATGATGCTATTAATGCTTTGATGATGCAACAGCAAAGTACCAATGACCCAGAAGAAATTTTAGAAATAGATAAAACCATTGATGAAACTATTGTAAGAGGAAATGCCCCTTACAACGATTTAATGAACCAACTGGCACTGACCGGTGGTGAAGACGACATAATGGCCCACGTTAGAACGGGTGATATAAATTTATCAAAGGAGATGGTGACACCAGAAATAGAATCTCTTATTGAAGAACAAGCACGAAAAGCAGGTATAGACCCAGAAACAATGGTTTATGGTCAAGGTATTGCTACGCTTAGAAACCAAATGACTGGGTTAGAACAACACGGTTTTCTTAAAAAAGTAGCAAAATCAATTAAAAAGAAAGGCAGAGTAATTGCACAAATAGCTTCGGTAGTACCGGGTCCTTGGCAAATACCAGCCACTATGGTAACTAAAGGTTACACGGCTTATGACGTTGCCAAAGGCAACATCAGCCCAATACAAGCAGCAGCTCAATGGGCGGGTGCTAACAAAGCAGCGGCTGGAGCTAGAGCAAGTGTAGCCGCTGGAACTCAACCTTCTGGTAATATTTTTGCAAGAACGAAAGAGTATTTTACAAAAGGAGCAGATAATATGAATTTTTTAGACAACATAACTGCTGCACCAACACTTGATCCGAAGACTGGAGAAATGTCGGGTGGTAGTGTTTTTGGTCGTGCTAAAGAATACTTAATGCCGGGGCAAGATGATGTGGGTTTATTTGGTAATCTTGGTCAAACTTTTGGAATGGGGGGCGGACAACCACAACAGAGCGTTGATGACATTGCAAATTCAGTGCCCGGTGCTAAGACCAGAGTAGAAAGATTAAGAGCAAGTGGCATGTCTGATGCGGACATTATGAAAGATTTACAGTTCTCTGGTTATGCTCCACAGGCCACACAATCGGGTGGTTTCTTTGGAGGACAAACACCACAGGGTATTAAATCTATTGGTGATGCAATGGGCCTAGGTGGAGCAAGTGGTTTGAGAGATGTTTATGGTGGCGGCGGACAAGGTGGTGGTGGCATGGGCGGTCTTGGTAGTTTGGCTGGTATGGCTTTAGCTGGCGGTATAGCCGGTAAGCTAGGAAAACTGGCTTATGATGAAGCAAAAGACTCCAAAGGCGTATCTTTATCTCCTGTAGTCGCAATGGATGCTACTGGCAGATACAACCTTCAAGCAGAAGTAGCTAGGCAGATGGGTCAACAAGCACCGAATCCTGTTGAGTTTGGTTTATTACCAGCCAATACATTTCCACAACTAAGCGGTGGTCAAAGATTGTCTCAAGCTTTTAATAATGAACCTCAAGAACAAGTTATGGCAGCAGCTTACGGCGGTGCTGTACAGAATTTCAAAGATGGTGGACCGGGCATTAATGCTTTAAGAAAAGTAGCACCAGAAGTTGTTGAAAGAATGGGTTACAACATGGGTGGTCAAGCAATGATGCCCATGAATTATAATATGGGTGGTAGGCCTGTGATGCCAATGGCTTACGCCGAAGGTGGTAACGTAGCCATGGAAGATTTTAACAGAATGAACGGACAGATAAACGGAGAGGGCACAGAAACCAGTGACGACATACCAGCCATGCTTTCTGATGGTGAATTTGTAATGACAGGACAGGCTGTAAGAGGTGCTGGTTCCTACAAAATGACAAATGATAGTGGCATAGTAACGCTTACTCCAAACGGCAAACCAAACAGAGACTCCGGAACAGAAATAATGTATCAAATAATGGAGGCTTTTAGCAGTCGTGCAAGACCAGCTTAAAGAAACAACATGGCATTTTTAGACAATTTAAGAAACAGATTTGCACCAAGAACAGGCTTGGGAGGTTTTCCACAACTGCCACGCACACAAGTTGTGCCTCAAGCAGCGAAGCCGTTTCAGTTGCCACAAGGCATCGCTGGTTTAAACACACAAAACCAATTTACATTGCCCAGTGGTCAAACCATTGACTTAGCACAGATACAAGCCAATTTAGCTGGTTTACAACTACCAACACTAGCAGATACAACTCAAGAAGTTCCTCCAACATTAAATGCTAGAGGAGAGCCGTTAAGTGCTAGACAAATGGAAGAACACATTAGGTCAAGTAAACAAATGGCAAACGCTAGGGGTACTCGCGATCCCTTTCCTTTGCCAGCAGAAGAATACATCAGGGCAAATCAAAACTTTACACAAGCACCAGCTGTAGAAACACCATCTCCATTAGCTCCACAATTAGCTCCACCACCACCAACAGTTGCACCATCTCCAGTGGCTCCAACAACAGGACTGGCTCCTAGTAGAAGACGTGCACCAACAACTGGATTGCCAATCCCAGCACCAATAGCTTCACCAGTATTACCAACTCCAGCACCAATAGCTCCACCAATAGCTTCACCACTATTACCAACTCCAGCACCAATAGCTTCACCAATAGCTTCACCAATAGCTTCACCTGTATTACCAACACCAGCACCAATACGTTCGGGAGATGCAACACAGACAAACCCAGACGGAACTCCTTACGCTACAACAGGTCAAGAGCAACAGGAGACTTTAAAACGTATTATTCGTGAACAAGGATTAACAACACCCATGCCAGCACCTGTGTCAGCAGTTGAGGGTATTGACCCATTTGCATCTTTTGAAAGAACACCTAATGACGGTTTAGATTTTTTCCAAACAACTCCTGTGCCACCTACACCAGAAGAACTTAGACGACAAGCATCTGATGAAAGTGCAAGAAGAATAATGAATAGACCAAAGCCTCCTAAAGTTTTGAATCCTGATGGAACAGAAAAAATTGGTAGCTATGGGCAAGATGAATTAGGGGATTACACAATAGGTCCTGACGGAACAAAAATGCGTACTACAACACAGCCATTTAAACCGGGAACTTTTTTTGATCCTAGTCTTTTTGATCCTAGTCTTGTAGCTCCAGCTGTAGCAACACCAGCTCCAGCTTCAATAGCTCCTCCACCTCCACCAGTATTTAATGAAAATATTTTTGATGTAGGACAAAATACAATAGGACAGCAACCATTTGTAGCTCCACCACCAGTAGCAACAACTCCACCTGTAGCAACACCACCTGTAGCAACACCACCTGTAGCACCACCAATAGCACCTCCACCTGTAGCAGCACCAGCTCCAGTAGAAACAGTGGGTGCAGGTTTTGATCCAACACAAGGCAGAGGATTAAGAACAGCAGATTTTCAAGATTATAACAACAATGGTACGGACGACAGAGATGAAGGAAACATGAATCCTAATCTTGCTACTACTGGTGAAGGTTTTGCAGACGGAGCACCACCAAATGCTCTTGCACCACCACCAGCTATAACACCAGACCCATTAACAGAAGCTATCACAGCACCACCACTGGACCCATACACGGGCGGTGGTTACGATGCTTTTGGTGAATCGCCGTTTGTAAGTAACGTGGTTAGGAACGAAACGGGATTGGATGCAACAACCAAACAAATGTTATTTGGCTTGGATGGACAAGGTGGCTTCATACCCGGAGCCATGCAAGCAGCAGAGACAACTTTTTTCAATCCAGACGGCACACCCAGAGTTGTAGATGAACGGGTTGCTGGTTTAACAGCAGACCAAATAGCTGCCATGGACTTGGCCAGAGGCAATGTCGGCGCACAAAATCGTTTCTTACAAGGAGCTGAAGGTGCTTTTGGACAGGGCGTTAGTGAAATAGGACAAGGCGTACAAAGAGGCAGAGGCTATCAAGAACAAGGATTAGGAGCCATACAAAGTGGCATAGGCGGTTTAAGAGGCGAATTGGGCGGTGTGGAAGGCATAGCCAGAGGAGCTGCGGGCAACTTTGGCACACAACTGGGCGGTATCGCTGGTCGTGGCATTGGAGCCACGGATGAGTTTGGTAGAAGATTAGGTGAGTCAGAGAACCTAATGAGAGGCACCACGGGTGCTTACGATCAAGGTTTAACCAGTCAGTTCTACAACCCTTACGAAGACAGAGTGGTACAACAAACCATAGACGATGTATTGGAAGCTGGTGACAAACAAGACATGGTTGCTAGAGCCAGAAACATACAAACGGGCGGTGAATCAGCATTTGGCTCCAGAGCTCGTTTAGGAGCTGCTGAAAGAAGAGAAGCGTTAGGCAGAGGTTTAGGTGAAGCACTGAGTGGAATACGCTCCAGAGGCTTTACAGAGGCTCAGAGGACAGGTATGGGTGAGTTTGCTAGGCAAAGACAAGCAGAAAGAGCAGCGTCACAAGGATTGGCTGGTTTATCTGGTTCAAGACTTGGAGCACAACAAAACTTAGGCAGTCAATTAACTGGTCTGGCTGGTCAACAATTAGCCTCACAACAAAACTTAGGTTCCTCGTTGGCTGGCTTGGCTGGTACAAGATTCGGAGCAGAACAAGTAGGTGCTGGTGCCCTTAGTAACATGGGTGGCTTAGAATCGCAGTACGGTCAAAGTTTGGCTAACGCTCAGTTTGGTTTGGGCAGTAATTTACAAGGACTAGGTACACAAACACAACAAGCCGGTGCATTTGATACAAGCCAGTTGTTTGGTCAAGGTCAGTTCCAACAAGGACAAGACCAAGCCGTGATAGATGCACAGAGAAGAAACCAATTACAAGCACAACAGGCTCCACTTGCACAATATCAAGCATTGGCTCCATTTGTAAGCATGGCACCAGCTGGACAATTTACAACACAAACGCAATTCACTCCAAGGCCGTCTGCTTTACAGGCTGGTTTGGCAACTGGATTAGGAGCGTTTGGAGCTATTGGTAACTTTATGAATCAAGGACAAAGATCGTAATGGCAACAACGCCGGGACAACAATATTTAGAAATGATGAAGGGAACTGGTGGGGTTTCACCCGCTACCATGGCTGATTATCAGTCAGAAGCAGATCGTTTGTCGTTTTTAGCACCTCAACCAAGAAAACAATCTATATATGACCTAGCATCTGATTTATCTGCTGGCTTGGCAGCACAAGCCGCCAGTGGACAACCAGCATCTATAGGCTATGGTTTAACCGCTGGCTTTAATAAATTTAGTGAAGGTGCCGCTTTAAGAAGAAAAGAAAGAGACAAATACAAACAGCAAATCATGATGATGGCTTACGAAAGCGTTGAAAAGACAAGAGCAGAACAGAAAGCTTTAGCACAACAAGCTGGTACTTATGACTTTGAATTGGCTTTAGAGCGAGCAAAAAATGGCGACCAAGGAGTTTTTGGTGGTTTAAATAGTGCTGAAGGCAGAGCTTTAGATTTTTTAGCACGATTAAAAGCCAATCCTAATTTAGCAGTTACAAATAAAGCAGAATTTGATGCAGCAAAAGCTTACTTAGGATCAAAATTTAAAACTGTAACGATAGACGGTCAAGTACAGGCCGTGCCTGTTTATGACATTGATAGACTTTTTCCAGAAGCAATAACGCCAAAAACGCCAGCAATAGTTGCGCCACCCGTTGGTACAATAAAAGACGGTTATAGGTTTAAAGGTGGCGACCCTAGGGTAAAAGAAAATTGGGAGAAAGTTTAATGGCCAATCCTTGGGACGATGACTATTCTCAACCAGCTCCAGAAGAAACTATTGTTAAATCTGAACCTAGAATCATAGGTCAAAGCAAAAAAAGTGTTTTTGGAGAGGCACAAAACAGAGCAGCTGGTTTTGCTGGCAGAATGATTTTTTCTAACAGCAGAATGAACGAAATTGAAAACGGTGGTTTTGATCCCGTTAACATTATAGACGTTACGAGAGATAATTTACCATTTGTACCAGAATTTTTAGAAAGAATGATGCAAACTACAAAATACAAATTGTATAACGCTAATAAAATTAACTTTTCTACAGCACAGTTAAGAAGAGAAACAGGTGCGGTTATTAACGAAAGTGAGATTGTGTGGATCAATGAAACGTATTTTCCGCAACTTGGAGATGGGCCAGAAGTAGCAGAGTTAAAAATGGAAGCTCGAACATTAGCCATTGAAGCCATGGAAACAGAAGCCGGCGAAGCCTACCAAGGTCTTTCATATAAAGAAACGCAAGCATTGGCTGCAAAAAAAGCCAAAAATCGTGCAATAAAAATTTTACGAGAAAGAGCTAAGAACAACCCAGAATTGGCAGAAAGGATTAGAGGAATCATAAAAGGAATAAAATAAATGGCAGATGTAGACAGTTTTAACGAATTACCCGATGACGTTTTGTTGTCGATGATAGAAGACCCATTGTTTGACGAAAATGACCCGTCTTGGCAACAATCGGCTGAAGACTACATGGCTGACTCACTAACACTGGACTCTGTAAATACAAAAAAAGGAGCTCCAATTAACGTAAGAGCTTCGGTTAATGCAGCACAAAGCGAAGATGACAGATTGTTGACTTTAAAAAACTTTTTTCCTGATGCGGTAAGAGTAGAAGATTTATCACCACAGTTTGGTGCTGAAAGATTTGGTAACGGTAATTTTGTTTACACGGACCCAGAAACTCAAGAATTAACTTTGTTTGATGAACAGGGCGGTTTTCTTTTTGGTGCAAGTATTGCTGATTTAACAGCAGACATAGGACCTGAAATAGCAGAAACGGCTGGTGCCATAGGTGGTGCCATAGGTGGAGTTGCAGTAGGAGTGGTCGCAGCACCATTTACAGCTGGCGTAGTCAACCCGGTTACAGCCGGACTTGCTGGTGAAGGACTTGGTTCTGCATCTGCCAGAGAAAGTTACATAGGCCTGTTAAATTACTTTGGCGAAACAGAAGACAACAGGACACTTGGAGAAGTGGGTGGCGATTTTGCTATTACAGCTTCTTTAAATGCTACTGCTGGTCCTATTTTGACTAAGTTTGCACAAGGTTATAGGTTTGCTAAAGACAGTGTTAGATATGCTGCTGACACAATGAGCGTAGAAGCCAGACAGGCCTACAAAAAAATTAAACAAGTAATCTCTACCCCTACGGTTGGGCAAATAAATTTAAACCCATTGACAAACTCATTAGAGAAAATTTTGCTTAATTTGCCCGTGGCTTCTAAAACCTTGCACACCGCAGCAAAAAGAACTTTGGTTGAGTTGCAAGACAAAGCATTAGACTTGGCTGGCCAATTTGGCGGAGCAAGAACACAAACGGAAGCTGCTGAACAATTATTAAGGGAACCGGGAGCCAGACCAGCAGTTGGACCAGCAGACCCCGGTGGCAGCCTGAGACAAGCACGGCAAAGATACAACCAAGAAGTTGATAGTAAATACCAAGTTGTTAAAAACTTGTTACCGGACAGTGCGATTGCAAACATAGATTCTGTGGTTAAGTTGACCGAAGATTTTATGATTACTTCCAATACAGCCGTTGGAAATAGGTCTGCCGCTCCCGGATTGCGTAACTTAGAAGCAATTACAAAAGATTTTTTAGATGGCAATTTGTCATTTGAAAGATTGCGTAAATTAAGAACACAACTTTTAGAAGACACTAGGTCGCCTTTGCATGACGGAGCTACCAGTAGTTCAGAAAAAACTGAAATCAAAAGGGTTATAGGTGCTATAACCGATGTTCTTGACAACCACGTTGGTTCTTTTAAAGATGACGCTTTGGTTGGTGCTTACAAAGAAGCCAATCAATTTGTGGCCAAGAATATGGGTGAGTTTGGAAACATAACGTATCTTGACAGTGTTTTAAAAAATAACTCGCCGTTAGTAGAAACGGCACTAAGGGGTATTGTCAACAGTACAAAACAAGGTCCCGGTGCTATAAAAAAATTAAAAGAAGTTCTTACTCCAGAAGAGTTTTCTGTATTGCCCGGTTATATAATGGGAAGAATGGGTTTACCAACCCCCGGCTTGGCAGAAGGTGTTGA